GAATGCTCATAATGCCAATACATGGAACCTCTCATCCCCTTAAAACATGGTACCCACATGTGAAAAGGTGTGTTGACTGCGAATGAGTAGGGTTTGTTGCCACTTACGTAACTGACAGCGTTAAAATTCGAGGTGGGATCAAAACCGTTAAAATACGGGAAAATGGAATTGTTAAAAACAACCCACTTAATTAAATAACTTCCTGGCAAAGAATTATTAAAGATGTGCAAAGTCACGTTCGGGTTAGCTCTACGGAGAACAGTGCGCAAAGAACGCACCGGATCCCCAAAGTAAACATCGTACTGATGCTGATCTGTATTATCAACTGAAGAACCAGAAATCGATACCTCTCCTCCTTGTGGGGGGAAGTACGAAAAGGTCCTATCGAGAGGATTCTTAGGAACACAAAACTCAAGGTTTGGTGAACCACGCACAAAGATCAAAATACGCACGGTCGCCGAAGGCTCGGGGGCTGACAACGCATTCAAAACGGAACACGTCAACATACCATTTGTCGTCTCCGCATCAACGAAGTTAACAAAGGCTTGTCCCTTAACACGCAAATAGGATAAGGCACCAACAGCGTTAAGCTCTGGTGTCTTCAACCAATGACGTGCTTGATTATAGGGAATTCGAATCTCAATATCTTTTTCTTGAGATATATCAACCACCCGATTCAGCGCTGTGTTATTATTAGCACTAGATCCGAAAAGGGCCAACATAGGGTCCCAAACAAAACGCAGTCTACCTCGATGGTATTCTGAACAAATAATTTTGAAACGGAAGATTACGTCTCCTCGCCAATAACCAAAAGTCTGACTAAGCAAACCAATGGGGGCAAAGGAGATTTCGTCTCCATTCAAAACATTAGGTCCAACTACATAATGAGTGGGATGCACTGGAGAAGCAATAATGGTCGTGTTGGTCACATCTGTAGGTGACCAGATACAAGAACCTATATAAGCCTCTCTCTGTGCTAGATTGCTGATGGTGAGTTCGTCAACATCACCTAAACCAACAGTACGAGGATCAACACTCAACTCGCACTTGGGATCCAGTGAAAAAGTATCACCTGGAACTGAAATGGCCGCTGAAGCCAATCCATGGTAAGGAGCTTGTCTAACAGGCTCAACATTAGCAATATTAGGCGGATTAGTCCACCCGAATAATGAAGCAATTTTGGAAACCGCGGATGCCCCCATTGAGGTGGCCTTAGCGAAAATTCCAATACCTGGTACAGAGGTCAATGGTTTAGCAATAGCGGCTACCGTACCCGCAATAGAGGATACTGGTCGCTTGGCATACTCGTCCATAGATTTAGCTGTCGCAGCTTGCCACATTTGTGGAACGCGATCAACTACATCGGATAGCACACCCATCTGCAACGAAGCTTTGTGCGTGAGTCCAGAGAGTTCAACTTTCTCGAACCACACATAAACTTGTATATCAACTTCTTGACCAACGGACCCATTCGCGGTATCTAAAGAATCAGCTTCAAAGAACCGCAAAGCGCCCATATTCTGCACTTCAGAAAGATTGGTTAAATCCAACCAGTCCAAATCGTAAAGAAAGGGGAAAACGATTTCACCACCCTGGCTTGTTGCAGGCAACAACCAAATGTGTGGAAACTGAGAATACTCGCAAATACGATTATCAGATATATTAGCTGCAGCACTCACATCATAGCCATGAGCTACGAGAGGTTCGTATGCAGCAATAAGTGCTCCATAATTAAAAGGTGAAGAATTAACTAACACCTTAATATGTATCTCCCCCTGGAAGAAAGCATAATTCTCGATCTTTCGTTTGATAGTAGCAGCTTCGAAGAAACTGCGCCACACGTCAATACGAACGGAACCGAAAGGAGTGCCCTGCAACCAGGAGATAGATGAGACCAAAGTTGGGCGAGACAGAAAATCGCACAACTGGCCAATGTCTATTTTATCCATCTTAAAAGTTGGATCAGCCATAGACGGCTGTGTATACAAACTCTCTCCGATATTATCGGAAAATTGAGTAGTCTGCATCTGATCTCCCAAAGGTGTAACATGCTCAGTTTGAGGCACGCCCACGTTGTCTGGGACATCTATAGTAGTTCCATTTGAGGGGGTGGAACTTGTCCCCATAGAATTCGTCATATTAGATGAACTTTATTGTAAATGATAGCGGTGTTCAAAACACTATCAAGTTTGTTGGTTCACGATCATAGCTTTATTATTTAAAGACACCACACATGATCAGTAGGCCCACGAAGTAGCCTGTGTCTCTCATCAGCAATTAACTGGCGCGCCGCTCTCACCAACACGAGAGCAAACGCCGCACTTAACTGACGAATGTTGTTTCGGTTTGTCTCCACGGGCACAACATTAAAAAGCCCATTGCCAGCTTACTCGCTAGCCTCATCCTCCTGAACTACCGTACACTTGATAGCGTAGGGATCTCCGTTCAAGAAAGGTTCAGAAGCTAAACGGTAGCGCTCAGCTAATTCCAACCAGGTGGGGAGTGGGTTGAAGTACTCTGCATACTCATACAAACCACACTGCTCCATAATCTGGTGAAATTTCGCTCTCCTATCCTCAAAAGTGGCTTTTCCATACCAGAAATATTCGTCCATCGCAGAACGAATAACAGCAAGCATATGTTGCTCAGCTGTAAATGATTTGGAGGCCACACACGACGTCAACATCTTGCTGATCGAATCATGTTCAAGAGGACCCACGATAGCCTGTAAATCTTCATCATAACGAAAAGATCGCTTGAGGAAAGAAGTTTGGTTTGCGTGGATAAAAGGAAGCGATTCCTGTTGCTTATCTGGCATTGTATATTCCACATCAATCAACTGTAAAGTTTCTTGAATAGTGGTGTGAGTAAAGAAAGTAATTTCTTCACTCACGCTCATAATATTATCATCACCATAAGTGACCAAAGAAACATTATCTTGGAAATCACTAACAACCCCGAAGGGGTTCAGGTGAAGGTATGCGTAACGCATATACAACGAGTTAACAATAGAATTAACGATAACAGTCAGTGGGTGTCCACTAGGATTGGTACCATTAAAGCGAACCAGATCCCCAAAGAAGTCTGTTGTGGGAAAACAAACATCTTGGGCAATACAATCGACAGCAGTCAACTCAGTGTCAGTGTACCCGGCTCTCTCACAGAGAGCTCGGAGTATATCAAAGGCTGCCAAAGTGAAGGCGGGCGACATTTTCTTATCAAACTTGGAGTAATCTCCAGCGACAATACGATGCACACCGAACTTAGTGATGAGATGATATTTCAACTCCCACTCCTTGCTTTGTGCCTGAACACCAACAGCTGTTTCAAATGCAGCCGTATTCCTTTGAATGACCCGAATCACAGGAAGTAGAAACTTGCGAACCACAATGGTGAAATCCATAGGTGCAGCACAGAAAATGCGCGTTTTCGCAGCGTCTCTTTTTTCTTTAGAAACGGGTTCATCCTTAAAACTAGCAGCGAACACAGGATGGAACTGACGTCCCTCTGCGTAAGCTGCAAGAATACCATCGACCCTATCAGCAATCTCTTGCGTCACACGAACTCTGCCAGTTGGTAAACCAGCATCGTCCACGATTGGTATGAGGTGCTTGTGTTTAACTTCCCTCCAAGGGAAACCAGCCGAAGTGCCTCGTTTCATTGCATCAATGTACGTGACACCAGCGACACCGTTAACACAGGAATCGACATCCAGGGGCTTTATGAGCTCAAGCTCACTCGGCGGGAGCCGTCGAAAAATGTCAGCCAAAAAGGCATCCCGACATTTGTTCAACCGCTTGTAATCCACACCCTGGCTCGTTTGGATCATATGCTTGAGAGAATTGTGCTTAGGCTCATATCCTCTCATAACGGGCGCATGCATCTTATCAACTATCGACAAGGGTCCGTCGTCGCACGTAGCTTCGACAAACTGTTTACCCAATAGTGTCTTAATGACATGGCTCTTAGATCCTTCACGAAATGGTATAGACCCGAAAACCTCCATACTACCACAGTTTGATAAGTGACAGAAAGGACTCTTCCGATGGAGACCTTCTACCACTATCTCACCCGTCTTCTCGCACGTCATAAGTGGCGCGCTAGGCAATATCTTGGCTTGGGCTGGGAACGTGGTCAATAAAGGCTCAATTAATGCCTTATCCAATCTACGTGACAATATGCGCCATCGATCAGGCTTAGTCGGATGTTGAATACACCCAACATGAAGACCAACGACTACACATCGCCCATTGAAAATGGCAATTAGAGGAGATCCACAATCACCCTCTCGGGTTTGATTCTTAGAAGTTCCTCTAAAAGTAGGCAACATTAAGTTCTCCCCATAACGAGTGACCATGGTGTCACGACCAACCACATTGCACACAACTTCAGAGGTGGTAATAGAACCATCCTCCTCACGTGTTAAGCGAAAAGCGTTAAATTCTGGTCTCTCTGAAGAATCCTCTTTAAACATATATTCCAGCAAAGAACGATTACTGGGTAAGTCGAC